GCTGATAGAAAATATGGTGCCGATGGTGTCAATAATATGAATGCATTGCCGTTCCCGAATATTCCTTATGAAAATATTAATAGTATAGGGAAGCAATGGATTAGAAGATTTGCACTTTCACTCTCTAAGGAGGTCTTGGGACAAGTCCGATCAAAACTTGGCTCAATTCCTATACCGGGGAACGACGTAACACTCAATGGGTCTGCGTTATTGTCTGAGGCCAAAGAAGAACAGACCACACTTAGAGAAGAGTTAAAGACTGTATTGGATGAAATGGTGTATGGTAAGCTTGCCGAGGGGGATGCAGCGATGCAGGAAAGTATTAACACTGTTTTCAAAACTATTCCACACGGCATTTATGTGGGTTAAATAAATGGCAGATAAGAGAAACACCTGGACACAACCAACCTCTCCGCCACCTCCTTTATTCGTAGGAAAGGCTGAGAGGAATTTTGTCAAACAAATAAATGATGAAATTGTTGAGAAGATTGTTGGGCAGCAAGTATTATACTATCCTATAGATATGGAGAGAACAAACTTTCACCCACTCTATGGGGAAGCTATAAATAAAACATTTCTTCCGCCCATAAGAGTATATGCTTTGGTTGAATATGTCGGCTCAGACCGTGTTCAGCAGAAATATGGTTTTGATAATGTGTATAATATAAATGTACACACGCACAAGAGAAGACTTGTTGAAGACCAAGACTTATTCACTCGGCTTGGTGACTTTATGCAATATGATGAGATGTATTTTGAAATAGTGGACCTTTTTGAGCCTCGTTATATTTTTGGACAAGACAGTGCATTTACAAATGACGAAACAGCTATGGAAGTAACCTTAGTGGGCAAGCAAGCCAGAAGAGGATTATTCAATGCCGATTAGAACACCCGTAAACGTTCAGCCCAGTGCATCTTATTCTTTATCTCCTTCAAAAATAGAAGATATAGATTTTGCTGTTTATAAATTCGTAGACGAACAATTAAATATTTCTGTAGACACAAACGAAGGATGGGAGAAGGTGCCAGTTCTGTATTCTTTGCCCGAAAGAGCTTACCAGATTAAGAATGATCCCGGTTTGAGACCTAACGGAAGAACTTTGATATACCCGTTGATATCAATAAACAAAAATAGTGTTATGCAAAATCCTGCCAACAAAGGAATCTATGGACTTAATGTCCCACCGTATTTTGATTACTATGATAGGGGTGGGTCTATAGCAATTGCCCGCCAGGTTGAACAAGAACAAACACAAAAGTTTGCCAATGCAAATGCTATTCGTAAATCTACTGGCGGCCAAGACAAAAACCGTCAAACCTTTCCAGGTAAAAACAAAAACATTGTCTATGAGACACTGCTTATTCCAATGCCTACATTCGTAGAGATGACCTATGCAATCGACATTGTGACTGAGTATCAACAGCAAATGAATCAAGTATTAACAAAATTTCATACCTTCACGGGTGATCCAAGTGTTTTTAAGGTATCTCACGAGAGTAATTCTTATGAGGCTTTCTTAGATCCAAACTATGCCATAGACTTTAAAGCCGATGGACTAGATGTCACAGAAAGAATTTTTAAGACAACTTTGACTCTAAAGGTTCTTGGCTACCTAGTTGGCGATAGAGACAATCAAAACACCCCTATCACGGTCAAGCGTCAAAGTGCAGCAAAAATAAGGTTTTCCAGGGAAAGATCTATGTTAGACGAGGAACCAGAATTTCAAGCTGGACGAAAAGATAAGTACAGACCTTAAACTGGAAGGAGTTTAGAGGTTTGCGTTACTATTTATTATTAGCAATCGTGCGTAACGATTGAATAATTTGTTAGCTTAAGAGGAGAACAAAGAAAAAATGGCGAACGATCCCACAAGCAAGTTCAAGTTTATTTCACCCGGAGTATTCGTAGATGAGATAGACAACAGCCAATTACCTGCCACCCCAGCAGGAGTTGGACCTATGGTTATTGGTAGAGCAGTTAAGGGACCAGCAATGGTGCCTCAAACTATAAGTTCTTTTTCTGATTTCGTTGATCTGTTTGGAAATCCCCAAGCTGGTAACGAGTCGGGAGATATTTCTAGATATGGTAATACGCTAGGTGCAACATATGGACCATATGCTGCTCAAGCTTGGCTAAGAAATGGCTCACCTCTTACATTCATGCGTACAGTTGGTGTCCAGGACCCCAACGTCACGACAGGGTTTGCTGGATATAAAGCCGGTACTCTTAGTAACGATCCAGCCGCTGGTGGTGCCTTTGGTCTCTTTTTATGGCCTTCAGGTACGCTCAACTCGGCTATAGGGCAGGGAGCAGCAGTGACTGGTGCTCTTGCAGCCGTATTTTACAACGCTGCTGGACGTATTCTTTTGTCTGGTACAAGAGGAGATGCTGAAATAACAGCATCTGTTTCTGAGCTTTACACAACAAATACTAATGGCGACATTGATTTGTTGGTGTCTAAGGACGGAACCTTTGGAGCCCTTGAGAAAGTTACAGTTAGCATGAACTCTAACAAGAATAACTTTATCCGTAACGTTCTCAATACTAATCCAACGGTAACAAACGAAAGCATTACTCGTCGCAGCACAGCATCCTCCAGTCAAGGCGGAAGAATGTGGCTCGGCGAAACCTTTGAGTCTGCCCTTGGACCAAGAATGCAAGCATCGATGGGTGAACTGGTGGCCTCTGGTGCCGCTGGCAACTCTGCCGTGGCGGATACGAAGGCTTGGGCTGCAATCCTTCCCCTTCGTAATCAACAGGCTATTACTGAAGTAGCAAATGACTTCCAGTTTGGTGCTACTAAGAGTACTACAGGTTTTTACTTCTCGCAGCAGCTTGCACAAGGTGATGCGGCAGCAACTTATGATGCAACAAATCAGCAACAACTTTTCCGCTTTGAAGCGTTGACTGCTGGTGAGTGGGTACAAAATACCGTAAAAGTATCGATAGAGAAAATTAAGGCTCCTCGTGGAGACTTTGAGCAGTTCGGATCTTTCAGTGTTGTTGTCCGTGATCTTCAAGATAGTGACAACAAGCCAACTATTCTAGAAAGATACGATAACTGTAACCTAAACCCGGCTTCTCAGAACTACCTCGCCAGAAAGATTGGTGATAAGTTTGTTGATTATGATTCAACGGAAAAGAGAAACAGAGAATACGGTCAATACGCCAATAAGTCTAAGTATATCCGTGTTGAAATGGACGGTGATGTAGAAGCTGGTGCAACAACTCCAGAGCTTCTTCCTTTCGGTGTCTTCGGACCTCTTACCTACCGCTCTGTTTCAATTTTGAGTGCCTCAAGTGGTACTCCAAGTGTCTCTGGAACCGGAAATGGTGTCATCGGCGCAACGGACCTCAGTATGTCTCGTGGGCAGATCGCCTCGATGATTGATGGCGGCGATGGAAACCGATTTGGACACATGGGTGGCTACAGTGGTACAGTCGCAAACCTAGACGGCGCTGCTGCTGGACCCGGACTTATTGCGGGTCTTGGCGGACAAGGTGGCTTGACTGCATCTGTGGTCTTCCCGTCTGTCCCTCTTCGTAAACAAGATTCTTGGGGAACTCCCAAGAACCTTGAATACACATATTGGGGAGCTTGGACTGGTAAGACAACCAGAGACGTCACATTTAACCCGGCTGTTCTTGATATGGTCAGAGTTCGTCCAAAAGGCTTGCAAACAAGCCCAGCTAGCACTGCTCACGATCTTCAGTCAAGTCCAAATCAGGACCGGGCACAAGATGATCCTTTGGTCATCTCTTGGCACTTCTCCTTGGATGATCTTTCGGGATCAGCCGGTGAAGGGTTCGAGTTTGTTTCTGGATCTCGTCAGTTGGTTGGCACAGCTAACCAAAGCTATACCGCTGCTCAGACATCTTACTCGGCATCTCTTGCTGCCGGACTAGATCGCTTTACAACGGTCCTACACGGTGGCTTTGAAGGCTTTGATGTTACTGAGAAAGACCCCTTTAGAAATACAGGGTTCAGTTCGGCAACAAATGAAAAGACTTCTTATCAGTTGCATACTCTGAAGAGAGCAATTAATATTGTTTCTGACCCAGAGGACGCACAGTACAACGTTGTCACGTTGCCTGGTATCATTCAGAACAATGTTACTCAACACTTGATTGATGTCACAGAGGATCGTGCAGATTCTTTGGCAATCATTGACATTGATAACATTTATACACCAGACTCTGAAGGAACCGAAAGTGTTTCTTCAAGAAACGCTGCAACGGTCAAGCAAGCTGCTGATACTCTTAAGGATAGAAATATCAATAATAGTTATGCTGCTACTTATGCACCTTGGGTTATGATCCAAGATAGCATTAACACAAGAAGTGTGTGGGTACCGCCTTCGGTAGTTGCTCTTGGGGTGCTCGCAAGCACAGACAAGAAGCAGGGTCCTTGGTTCGCTCCCGCAGGTTTCACTCGTGGCGGTCTTACAGAGGGTGCTGCTGGCTTGCCAGTNTTGGATGTTTCTAGAAAGTATACACAAGATAACAGAGATGACCTTTATGAGGCAAACATTAACCCAATCGCTAAGTTCCCCGCTGAAGGAATTGTGGTCTTCGGACAAAAAACCCTCCAGCAAACAGCTTCGGCGCTTGACAGAATTAATGTTCGTCGCTTGATGATCTATCTCAAGCGTGAGATTTCATTCATTGCTTCAAGACTCTTGTTTGATCCCAATGTCCAAACAACTTGGGACAGGTTCAGACGGCAAGCTTCTGTGGTGCTTAATGATGTTAAGTCTAGGTTTGGAATTGATGAGTTCCGCCTCGTTCTCGACGAGACGACAACAACTCCTGACCTAATTGACCAAAACGTCATTTATGCCAAGTTGTTGGTCAAGCCGACTCGTGCGGTTGAGTTCTTCGCCA